CTAGGAGGCTTGGCGCGTCTCTCATTAGCCCAAGCCGATATGACTAGAGAGCGAACAGGTGTAGACGGCTATGAAATAACCTGGCATAGCGGGCACCGAGAAACTCATGATTTTGGAGGCTTACAGTTTAGGGCGGCTGATTATCATCGTGATATTGTCCCTTTGATGCTAGAGCCTAATTGTTATCATAGGTCTTTCGCTGTTATGTACGGGGTCTCAACGCCCACATACAGTAAAGGGGAACTAAGAGACTTAGAAGCCAACGAGCGGCGGCTGAGGTTTCATGACGATGTAGGTTATACGGCGTATGAAGCCCAACAGAAACAACGGCGGTTTGAACTCGCAATTAGGGAAACTAAGGACTGTATTAATGTTTTTAACGCTGCTAATGATACGGAAGGCCTTCAACAATCAGAGAGAAGACTAGCGGAACTTAGGACGAGATATAGAAATTTCTCTCGTGATGTAGGGCTAAATGTTCAACCTACGAGAGTTTTTGTAGTATAATGTATTTGTGGGAACAACCACGGGAAAGGAGTGTTTAAATGGATTTATCTACTTTAGGGTTGACTGAAGAACAAGCAAAGACAGTAAAAGCTTTGTTAGAGCAGACCCAAACGCAAGCACAAACTTTTAATCAAGAGGCAATTAGCAAGGCTGTTGAATTGAAACAAGCTGAGTTTGACAAGATTCTTGAAGGTAAAAAGGCCGAATATGAAAACTTGCTTGAAGCATCAAAGGTAGATTTTGAAGCAGCTAAGCTTGACTATGAGACTAAGAGCAGTGAATTTGCTACACAGCTGCAAGAATCCGCAACCAAAGCGGAAACACTTGAAAAAGAAATGTCCGCTTTAAAACTTGAGTCTGAAACAAACGATTTTATAAACAGTCTTGAAAAGAAATTTGTAAACAGTGAAACAAAGAACTACTTCACAGACCAACTCAATAAAGCTGTTGCTGAGGGTCAAGATCGACAAGAAGTATACAACAAGCTTATTGAAGGTCGTGAGGACATTTACGCAACTGCTAGGCCGGTAACATCTGTTAAGGCTGGAGAAAATCCTAGTGTATCAGCTCCGGCGTTTACTAGGGAACAAATTAAAAATATGTCCCACGAGGAAATTAATAAGAATTGGACTGCCATCCAATCAATTATAAACGAATAAATTTTAATGCACTAGAAAGTGCAGGAGTGAACTAACTTGATAACTTCTTTTATACCTACCATTTGGAGTGCGAGGTTACTTGCGCACTTAGACGACTTAATGGTTGCGACTAACTTCTACAACACTGATTATGCTGGTGCAATAAGTGACATGGGTGATACGGTTAGAATTAACCAGATCTCAGACGTTGACATCAATCCTTACACACGCAATGTTGATATTACACCCCCACATGAACTTGCAACTGTTGCACAAGATCTTGTAATTGACCAAGCTCAAGCTTTCAACTTCCAAGTTGATGACATTGACAAAGTTCAAGCCCGTGCATCACTCATTGATGCTGCTATGCAAAGAGCTGCTATGGGGCTTGCTACTGTAGAAGACGGTTTTTTATTTGACCTAATTGACACTGCAGTTACGGGCGCAAACAGGGTAACCGCGACCGTTAGTACTCCAGACGAATTGTACACAGTGCTCATTCAGTTACGTACAATCATGAAGAGGAATAATGTTCCCACAAGTGGACGTATAGCCGCACTCCCTCCAGAAGCTGTAGGATTGCTGTTAAAAGATGATCGCTTTGTTGCTACTGGTTCTGGCAATGCTGAAGACCGGTTGCAAAATGGCCTTGTTGGACGTGCTGCTGGATTTAGAATCTTCGAAGTTAACAACGCACCAAGTGATAATATTGTAGCTGGACACCCATTAGGCGCGACTTTCGCAAGCCAAATTGTGAAAACTGAAGCCTATCGTATGGAAAGAAGATTTGCAGATGGCGTTAAAGGCCTTTCTGTATATGGCGCCTTAGTGACCAAACCCGATGTGTTCGCTATTGCTGACTTAACCATAGCTTAAAGACATGGAGAGCTGGAAAACCGACGTACAACGTATTGCGTTGGAATCTGTGGGTTCTATAGGCTCCAATTGGAGGGAGAATTTTCGGCTTATAGGCGGGAATTACTCCCTTTCTTGGCAGGACTCTATATACGCATGGGGACAAGCTAAAGGTGTTGTAGGTCATACGTGGCAAGATGTAATTTCAGAAATTGGCGTACTAGAAGGAACCCCCGGAAAATTGGCTTGGCGACCAGCGCTTAGATACATTAGTGGTGATGCATCTCCAATTCCCACAATGTTCTGTGTGGCTCCTTTGCCTTGGCAACCTAGGACACGCTATGAGCTAACAGCCAACGGAGTCTTAGCAAGCCAAAATGTGCTTATGGGAAATAGGAATATAATGTTTCTGTTTTCTGAAGGTGCTAGACAAAGTAACACAGAGTATCGATTAGTTACTTGGGAAGGAACACTAACAGCTGGAGGTGTGTTAAGAGCATGAGTTACCAACAAATAAATATAGGCGATACTGGACAACAAGTACACGATAAGTTACACAGTAATTTTTCTGGCATAGGTACGAGTTTGGTGGGTATCAATAACAATATAACTAATATCAATGAAGATATAACAAGCGTAAAGGAAAATGTTATTGAACTGGAGCAGGACTTAGCACAAGTAGAGGACAACATAGACGCTTTAGAAGACGCAATTAAAAACATAGATACTAGTGGAGGTTTGCCAACGGGCTTCGTGCCTTTAGGTATATGGCAGACGAATGAAGACGATTTCTGGGACGGTTTTGCGAGCGGAACTCTTGAGGACGGTCTATATCAATACGAAGCTAGTGGAATTGAGATCGCTGACATATTGCCCGAGCCAATGTTTTTTACAGCGGCTGGTGGTAGGGCTAATATGGGGATTGAACATAATGGAAGGCTGTATATGGGAAATGGTGAGGCCAATAACACATCTTTAGCCGGTTTAATTGTTTCCGACCTCGACGGCTCTAACGCTAGAAGAATCAATCACCAAACCCAAACTTATTCTTACTTTGGTGTTGGGCAAGGTGCTATAGGGGTAGACGGTAATGGATTTGTATATTTTACTGCTAGTCCTAACAATGTACTTAGTTGTAATACTAATGACGGAGTGCTAACTGTCAATACAGCCGGAACAACTGTAGGTAGGGAGTATACATTTCATGCACTGAGTTATCACATGAATTCCCATTTAGCTGTAATGGCTCCAAGGGAAAGTCTTGCTGACAATTTAGGCGGTATTTGGGCTTGTGGGCGTTCTTCCGGACTTCCGGCGTATTATTATCGTTTTGGGGTTGCTGCAGACCAAACGAGCAGAAATGTGACAATGGTTAATCAAACAGCATTCGCGGTTGACGCCGCAACAGGAAGATTAGTTGTATGGGAAAACTTCACGACTCTTAGGGTTTATAACACCAATAACACTGATTTTGATATCCCCTTAGGCGCTCCTTGGGGCGGGATAAACGCAAGTACTCAACAGCCACAGAACACACATTTTACAGTCCGTAATGGCTATGCATTTTTCGTCATGAATTACACAGTTAGCGGCATAATTACACCGTTTTTGGTTCAAGTGAATCTGAATTCACCTAATGATGTTCAGTTTGAACAGTGCCAAGGCTTGGACATGGGGCTAGCTTCTTGGGCTAGTGTAAGCGTTGCCCAACCGCTAATTGAACACTCAGGAGACCCGGGGTCATTGACGGTTATTGTATCCGCGCCCAATACAGGAGCGCCGATAATCTTCTGTCGCTGGAATTATATAGACCAGAACTTTTCACAATATGAAAGCGGATCATCAATGAATAATACAAATAGTTTTGCAGGTGTTTCAGACCTTGGTGAAGGATTAGTGTCCCTATTATATTCAGTGCCTACAGGTTTCGTTGTAGATCTTATGGATACATACAGTAGAAGCGTTGTCCAACAATGGCAATCTACTACACCTATTCAATTTTCTGGGGCAGAGGTGTTTAAAGCGTCTAACGGCAATTATTACGCTGTGGGTTATGCTGCAGGAAATAGCAGTATGATTAAAGTTTCGCCTAGTGGGGATGTAACTGTCACACCTAAAATATTCACACAACAAACCAGGTTATTCCTAACTGAATACAACGGCTTCTTGTTCATAATTCCCGCAAACCCATGGAGCGTTGTTAGTTACGCTATAGACACTAATACCGATACAATAATTGACATTGAAGGTGGGTTCTTCCCGGCGATAAGGGTTGAGGATGGTTTTGTATATTTCAATGATCGCACTTTAGGTAAACCCAGTACTTTCTTATTTGATGCATCACAGCTCGTAAGTAAGGGGAAAATTGCCCGATTAGACTTTATAAGACCTTAGCAGAAAATACGACAAAATACAGATAGCTAGAATCGCTCTGTATTGCATTTAAATTCAAATTAGGTGCTACAGTACCCCTAAGAATTAAAAGCCCGTACAGAGCGAATAAACGCATAGCCCCTATAAACGGCTTATAGAGCCAAAGAAAGGAAAGTGCAAAAATGCGCATACTGTTCAAAGAGGAAATAACTGAAGCTGACAAGAAACTAGAAGATGCCCGGTGCATAAGTCTTGCAGCTACTCGAGAGAATTTTGGTTCTATCGGAACTATGGATAAGATCCAGAAACCTAAAACGCCGATAACTACTAACCGCTTTGTGCATGTCTTTTGGAGTAAACCCGCACTGCAAGCACATGAAGACGTTCGGTGGCATGTGGGTAATCAATATGAATTTACACTGGCACTAAGTGCTTTAAGTCTTGCGCTGCTAAAAGATATGTATCAAGAGGTAGTTCTGTATACAGACAGTAAAGGCGAGGAACTGCTTGGGCATTTACCTTATGATAAGATTTACAATATCTTCGATGAATTTAATCCTCCTATGGATTTTTGGGCAAGCGGTAAGATTGAAGCTCTTAGACATGAACCCCTTGACAGCATTATGATTGACAACGACCTGTTTCTATATGACCGTAATGTAGTGGACAGATGCAACATGATGCCCATTGTGGGTAGCCACGAAGAAAATACGCAAGTGTACCGAAATATGATAGAAAAAGTCAGAGGTTTTCTACCTGGGTTAAACGGCATCTTAGACACCCACAAGTCAACAAATTGCGGTATAATGAAAGTAGAAAAGACACAAGTAAAAGATAGGTTTGTTTTAGCGTATTTTAAAGCCGTCAAGCTACTATCAGACTCACAGACTTTACAAGCCTTGAAGACTCTTGGCCAAGGGGCTTACTGTCCAGATTTAGTTGCGGAACAGTTCAATTATCACGTTCTGTGTAAACCTAAACATTTACTAGAGTTACCTAAGTATCAAAAAGATGTAGAGGGTATGACGCACTTAATAAGCTTCGAGAAGTATCTCAAAATGCCTTACGTACTTAATACATTGTACTGCTTGTATCCGGATTACTTCGAATGGGTTACACAAAAATGGGCTGAAATTAATTTCTTTGTGAGAGTGGAGGGAATGCCATGGTTATAAGTTTTCAAGATTACACAGATTATGGGTATGACCTTATCTCAGAGATGGCTTGGAAACGTTGGTATATAGTCGCTTACCAGATTGTAACACTGCAAACGTTCAATAGAGTCAATGAGGAAACCTTGGTAGACGGTTCGGACTTGGCGCAACGAAACAGATGGGGCATATGTGAACTCGCTGACTTGCTGTATACGAATAGCGCAAATCTGAAAGAAACTGCAAGCGGCGGGGCTATGAAGTCCTTTACAAACGAAGGATATTCTGAAACGTTTGCAACAGCAAGCCTCGCAGACCTTCAAGCGCTTTTAGCAGAGGGCATACAAAACACACTTAGTATTTTCTTCGAATCTTGGCAATTGTTTAGGGGTGGTGGTTCTTATTTTGCAGGGCTTGAGGGACAAAATAACAATTTATAACAAAGTGAAACAAATAGATAGTGATATTTACTATAGGACGGTTTTACCGACACTATGTAAGCATAAAACGAAAGTGCTGAGATACCCAGGCCAAAGGGGCATTGATGCAACGAACATCCAGGACATCCAACTCATTGTAATACCTTGGGTGGATTCATACAATGAGCCTGGAGACTGGATACCCGGGAACGGCTTTACTTTTCAAATCGGTGATATCATTCTTGTGGGTGAACATGATTTTGACATTACGGGCGTGCAGCCTTGGAGAGAAAAAGACGTATTGAACAAGTTTGCTCACTGTTTCAGTATAAGAAGTATCAGAGACAACACGAGAGACAGACACGGAAAACATTGGGTTGTAGAGGGAATTTAATGGCTAAAGTTAAGAAAGAATTTAGATGGCTTAAATCCAAAGATGCTATTGTAGACCGAACAGTACTAAGAGGTGGCGCAACGGCTATGTTTATGGCTGAAACGTGGCACAGACTGTATATGCCTTTTATACCTCGTATAGCAGGAACTCTTAGTACTGGAGCGGTCACAAAGTCAGTAACTAATGGCGGTCGTACAGGCTTAATAACCCACAGTATCATATATGCTACACGTCAATACCTAGGCTCTTGGCATAGATTCAGTACACACGTTCACCCACAAGCAACAAGTCATTGGGACAGAGCTGCTAAGAGTGCTGGAAGAGCTTCACAATTAGTAAGAGACGTCCAGAATTTTCTAAAATAGATTGTCTGTGCTGTCTCATTAGAGTATAC